GTCACAGGAACATTCCGAGTCACCGGGAACGTAGTTTTCGAAAGCGGACTGTGCGGACCGGAAACCGTAAGACGAGTACATGATTCTCCTGACTGGAGGCGAACCGTTCGCCTCACATAAGAGACATTACACGTGCGGTACCTGCCGTGCAAGTCTCAGTATCTACCGTGATTTTTGTAAGAGTGTTTCACGTGAAACATGCGCTGTCTGTCTGGGTATGGCATGCGGTATGTCTACCGTCTTGTTTCACGTGAAACATGGTGGTCTGTCTGCTGCTGTGCCATGCGGTTAGGCATGCGGTCAGTGTTTCACGTGAAACAGTGTTGGGTGTCTGGGTTGTTGTGTGGTGCTGTGCGCTGCTGTGTGGCGCTGTGCTGCGTTGCCGTGCGGTGCTGGGTATTGGGTATGCATGCGGCAACGCTAGAGCCTGAGAGGTAGGCTCTAGCGCTGCTGGCAGGCTTAGCAGGACTGGACGCTAGTCCACTGCATCACGTGGTGCAAGCCTTCGGTCTGGGTAGAGTCAAGGATGAACTGTCCTGCTGTCAGTTCTGGCAGGTCAGTTGTGAAGCTGCTGACATATTCCAGCATGAGAGTTTCATTGTCAGTAGGCACGCCTCCGAGTGCATCGAAAGCAAGGAACGCGTCTGCCTCATGTGCCACTGGGCCGCACTGCTGGTTACCCATGGTCGAGCAATCCCAACAAGGCATATCCTCGTAGCAGGCGATGGACTCGGGAGCCATGGGAGCTTGGAGGGCAGCGCCCACATCCACGCCACCCTGAGGCTTGACCTCCACCTGCTGGACCTCAGTGGTGGCAGGGCTGGCAGCGTTGGCTGTAGTGGTGCCAAAGAGAGCGAGGAGAGCGAGAGCGAGAGCGAGGATGAGAGGCATTGTGACTCCTTGATTGGATTGGTTGAGCCTTACAAGAGAGACATTACACGTTGGCCTATTGCTTGTCTACTCTAGAGCTTTCGAGATCTTTGTAAGTGAGCAACTTTTGCTCGCGTATATAGGTATCGATTCCGGAGCGCTGCGGTGTTACCGAAATTTTTGTAACTGCTGCGGCTCCTGCTGCCTTGTCAGCGCTGCTGTGTGGGCTGCTGCTGGGCTGCTGGGCTGCTGCTGGCAGTGTGAGCCATGGCAGGCAGGCTAGAGGCTTAGGCAGGCTGGCAGACTGGCACGTGACTTACAAAAATTTCGGTAGGACTTACAAGATTTGCTCTTGACGGATCTCGCTGCGGTGCGGTAAGATGGGTATGCGGCACCTTTTTGGAAACTTTTGGGGGTGCTTTTCCGGACCCTGCACTACCCAACTCACCGAAATAGCTAAAAAATACTAAGCCTAACCAAATGTCAACCCCTAAGGCCACCTCATGACCCAACTCCCCGAGGCATTCGCCCTCAACCTCTTCGCCTACCTCGCCACGAAACACACCGGAGACACCTTCAAAGTCATCGCATTCACCCGAAACGGCCAAAACCTCTACGATGTCACCCGAAACGGGAACTTCATGGCCCGTGGACTGGTCGAACAAGAGGTCAGACGACTTCTCATCAAGTACGTACCACCCGAAATGGTCAAAGAGAACCAAAAATCCCCCAGAAAAAGAAGAAAATAGAGTAAACATAACCAAATGTCAAGCATTTATCCGCCCAAATCAACCCTCGAAGACATCCAAGAGCGCTTCCAAACCGCAGACCACACGGAAACCGACTTCGAAGACCTCCTACAACTAGCCACACGGCTCATGCAAGACCTCGAAGACGAAAAAGCCCGGAATTTCAACCTCGAAATGGACTCTTTCTTCGCCCGTGGAGGCAAAATCCCCGAACAATAGCCGCCCCCAACTTGGCATCCGGTTATCATAGGAACCGATGGTATACTTTTATGGTAACAGACATCAGACGCAACCCCAAACCAAGGGGTGGCGTCTTTTGTTTTTGGATCTATAGAAAGGGGGTATCTAGTGGACAAGGTTCTGGACATCCTAGGGGCCGCTGGATACCCGAGCGGCTTTGCTGGAATCGTGCTCATGCTGCTCTTCTACCTCCGTAAGCAGGAATCCGGCATCCGTGCCGACATCAACGGTTCTCTCCAGCGTCTACAGGCCGAAAAAGCCGATCTAGAGGCAAAACTCGATGCGAGAGACGAAGAAATCGACCTACTGCGCAGGGAACGCAGAGAGGCCGAAGACCGCGAGGACAAGCAACGCCGACGTGCGGACGCTCTCCAAGCCAAACTAGAATCAGGACAGCCATGGACAACAAAAGGCTAGCAGAAAGAGGCGACGGAATACTAATCCGCACCTCACAGACTGTCAGGGTGCTCACTATCGGTCTCATCGTACTGCTCGTCGCAGCATGCATGACCACCCTGTACGTCGTTAGCACCAAACTCTCGGAAATACAGGCCATCGATGACAAAATCGCTGCCGCCAACCTTACCCTAGAGTCAAACATCTGCAAAATCTACCCAACACAGGAACCCTGTGTGCAGGCCAAAGCCATTGTCGAAAACCCCGACAACGAAGTGCCCGCAACCAAGGGAGACAAGGGTGACAAAGGCGACACAGGCGCACAGGGAAGCCCCGGAAGGGGCGTGACCGGCTTCGACCAGTCCTCCGGACGCCTCATCGTCAGCTACACAGACGGACAGAAGCAAGATCTCGGACCAATCGTCGGAAAAGACGGTAAAGACGGCAAAAAAGGCGACAAAGGCGAAGCAGGACGCGGCGTAGTCTCCACAGACCTCGTAGCAGGCTCCCTCATCGTCACCTACAGCGACGGAAAGTCCGAAAACGCCGGAATCATCGTCGGCCCCAAAGGCGACAAAGGTGAAAAGGGCGAAAAAGGCGACACCGGAGCCACGGGACCAGCCGGAGCGCCCGGAACAGCCGGAAAAGACGGCATCGACGGGGCACCCGGAGCGCAAGGCGAACAAGGAATCCCCGGAGAACCCGGAGCAACCGGACCAAAGGGCGAACCCGGAACACCAGCCCGCGAAGTCACCGGAATCAACGGAGATGCACTCGGAAACGTCTCCGTCACCTACTCAGACGGAGCATCCGCAGTCGTCGGACGCCTCATCCTCCCAGAAGTAGAGATCTTCCAATGCCAGAACGACACCCTGACACTGAAGCTTACCAACGGACCCGCCTTCAACGCAACCGTGGACTGCACACCGGAAAACATTCCGGGATTGCAGCCTTAAGAAAGGAGACTCCCAGTGGAAGTCCCAATTATCATCACCATCCTCATCACCATGGCCTCACCGTACGTGAACGCCTACATCAACAAGGTCAACTGGTCCGCAAAGACCAAAAACCTTGTGGCCCTTGCCACCTCCACCGTGATTGCGATAGCCTATCTGTACTTCACAGGCGGAATCCTCGGCTGGGACCAGCTAGCGGTCACAATGACCAGCATCTACGGCCTCCAACAGGCCACATACCAGTTCCTGCTCAAGGTACCGGCCTCCAAATTCGAAGCCGCAACTCGAACAGACGCCGTGATCCTCACACCGACCGATGAAAACAAGGTCGAAGTCACCACAACCGACTCGATCAAGGCCGGAGACACCATCTCAGTTGAACCACCCGTCACCATCACACCAAACTCGATCCTCGAAGACACCATCAACGAGATCATCACGGAGAACCCCGTCAAGGGCTAACCCACCCACACAAGAAGACCCGAACCCCACAAGGGAACGGGTCTTTTTGCATTCCCGCCCCAAATCCGCTAAGATGGAACCATGAACAACAACGAATACAAGGGTTACACGTTCGCCACTCCGGAATACTCTTACCGGATCGAACCGAACCCCACCACCAAGAACGTCTTCCTCTCCGCAGAAACCCCCGACGCTATCGAAATGGCTATCGACTCCATCGAACTCGCGGGCACTCAGGAAGGCGAATGGCACGAAGACCTCCTCCTCGAAATGAACGGTGACGCTCCCGACGCATTCTGCTTCTTCGTCGAGGTCTCGAAGCCCACCCTCGCCCTCTTCATCAACTTCGAACTCCTCAACTTTCTAGGAACCACCCCCGAAAATGTCTAACCAAACCCCACAGCCTACCACAACCGAACCACCCGTCTCAAACTGGGCCGTAGCCGCCCTGACAGTCCTGCTCGTCGGATTCGTCACCATCTCCCTCGGACTGCTCTTCCCCGCAGTCCTTCTCTACACTACGATCCTCGGAGGAACCCTAGTTCTCGCCGCCAACACCCTCGCCATCCTCTCCCTGCGGGATGTACTGCTGTGAACTCGAACCAGAACTACAGCACCATCGAACCCGCACACATCCTGCGTCCCTACGAAGCCGAACTCCGTACCCGACTTCACGACATCCTTGAAGACTGGGAAGACTACGCCGACAAGATCGCCCACCCAGCCCTCCAGAAGGAAATCCGCGCCATGATCGACCAGATCTCCGACGCCATGTATCCCGCAGAGGACGGCTAATGAAGAAACTACTCATCATCCTATCCGTCATCGCCACGGTCCTCATCCTCATGGCATGCTCACCTCCCCAGACAGCCCAAAGCAATCCCGGACTCGTCATCCACGAGAAGTCCAAAACCCTCGTTGACGGGCGTCGAGCCATATGCCTCTACACCGAATCCTTCGTCGTCGGCGGCTACGCCAACGTCCGCAGCATGGTCACCGACATCGAATGCGAAATCCAGCCAAGAGGAAAATAATGACACAGAACATAGAAGACATCTACGTAGACATCCGCATCCGCTTTCGCCGGAGCAAAGACACCTACAGCGACGGCCACTTCGTTGAGGAATACGACATCATCTACCCAACATCCGTCACCCGCCAAGCAGTCCACAACACCAACGAAGACGAACTGACCTACGTTCAGGAACGGATCTGGGAGCACGACGACTGGCAGTTGTCTTTCGTCAACGGAACCCTCGATGCCCTCACCGGAAAGGAAACCCACTTTGCCCTCTAAAGAAAGCGAAAAGCACTACGTTGACCTCCGCTTCTACTTCAAGAAGGAGACCGAAGACTACGGAGACGGCGACACCTACGAGCACTTCGAAATCGACAAGGTCGTCCGCAAGAAGATCAACAACATGACCCACGACCAACTGGAAGCCCTCGGTGAATCCTTCGGACAGATAGACTCCTACCACCTCTTCTTCGAATCCGATATCCCGACCACCCTCTCCGAAGGCTGGACATCCAAATACCGGTAAGTTGACACGACCCACCCAGAACGGTATAGTAAAGGCATACCAACAACATAAGGAGCAAATCATGGCAACGAACTGGAACTTTCAGGTACACCTCCTCGATGGAGAGGTCTACTCAGATCAGGTCAACTCAGACATGCGAGGACAACTTGAAACCTACGAGCAGTCCGAAGAACTGAACCTCGGACCACGCGTCGGAACCAGAAAAGACCCTGACCTTGAGAACGTGCGCTATTACTACTACCACAACGGACGGATCACGGTCTCAACCCGCTACGATCAACTGACAGACGCCCAACGGCAGGGCAGGAGGAGCTACTGATGGCCGAATACGAACTGGTAGCCTTCAGCGACGACAAGGCCGAATCTGTGGCTTCCATGTGGTTCGGCCAGCGTCCTGCCGATGAGTGGGTGTACAAGCTTGCAGAGGAAGCCGACCTCGGGAGCCTGACCAATACTGGAGTTGTCAACGGAAACAGAGCCATCAACTTCGACAACGGCTACATCGAAGTCCGCAAGCACACGAACAGCACCAACCATCCACCGGCCAAGAAAAAGAAATAACCCAACTATCTCACTTTCACCCCTAAGTGAGAAAATCCGACACCAACTTTCTCATATAAGGACAAAATTGACTTTCCGCATCATCAAGGGCGACCTCTTCGATCCCGCCCACCGCTTCACCGCCCTCGCACAGGGCACCAACTGCCGTGGCGTCATGGGCGCTGGCATTGCCGTACCCTTCAAGCAGAAATTCCCGGAGATGTTCGTAGAGTACGTCAAGCTCTGCAACGCCAGCACAGCACTCCTGCCCGGAACCGCACAGGTCTGGATCGGCAGCGGAGACGAACCCGGAGTGATCAACGTCTTCTCCCAGTACCAGCCCGGACGAGGCAACGCCGTTATGGAGTACCTTGAGCGCGGCCTTCACTCCATGGACCAGCAACTGAACCTCGTGAAGACCGTTATGGAAGCAATCACCGCAGAGAACCCGGAAGGCAGCTACACCCTCACGCAGCGCGTCGGACTCCCGCTCATCGGCGGCGGCATCGGTGGCCTTGAACGCCACAACATCATCAACGCCATGGAACTCATCCTCGGCCCCAGCGAACACGAGTACACCCTCGTAGAACGAGACTAGAAAGGAGAAGGAGACGATGATGGTCCCAGTCATCATAGGAATGTCCATCGCTGCGATAGCCATCTTTACCGTTGAATACATTTCTTGCGGGGATGTAAGTAAACTAGTGAGGCGCATTTTGAAGTTCCGCCCCAAGGTTCCTAATTCCGTCAAGCCACACATCCGTCGCATCCAGAAATTGGAAAAGGACGGTCAACAGGCCATCGCGGCCCTGAAAAACCTCAGCGAAACCAAGCGCAAGATCAACGAGGACTACCGGAACGACTGGGACAACCAGTACCGTCTCCTCCTCCCTCCTCCCGAGACCCCGAACCGTCAGGCACTGAAGTTCAACTACTACACCAACCCCAACGCATGCGACCAACCCAAATGGTTCGGATCAAAGCACGTACTAGTTGACAGTTCCCTGAGGCCGGTACCTGTAGGCTACATCCGCAGAGACGGCACTAGCTGGTTTGTCTTCGACAACCTCCCCGGACACGAACACAAGATCATGTTCATCCGCACCATCGAATTTGAGGATGTAGAGAGCGACAAGTTCTGGGCATTCCTGCCCACCGTCAGGGAATCCAACGGAACCTACGTGTGGGACAACAAGAAGGCCAAAGTACTCGCTTCCAACCTCATCGAAGGGGTCATGGACCGCATCTCAGGTTGACAAAACCAGCAGAAAGGATATAATAAGAACATGTCAGTATTCATCACATTCGCAATAGTCCTCTTCGGTCTCGCAATCATCGGTGGAGTCACAGCCCTACAGGTCAAGAAGCATGGCCGTCAGATCCTCCCGTGGACCAAGGAAGCCAAGGCAATCCGCGCCTTCAAGCGCGAGGAAGAGCTTCAGGCCTCCGTCCGCAAGGTTCTCCAGAGCCAGCACAAGGACTGGGAAGACCAGTTCAGGAGCTAAATGGAAGCAGTAATCGCACTTCTGATCATGTTCGGTGTGGGAGGCGGTATCTTCGCCGCCTCCTCGATCTACGACAAGCACAGCACCGCAAAACGCGCCATCGAAATCAAACGGGCCAACGACGAGGACAAAAAGAACAACGAGGTCTCCCAGAAACAACTTGAACAGTACTTCAGGGAAGCCCGAGAAGCAGAGCAGGCCGAACAGAAACTCCTCTCCGACAACTGGAACCAGCAGTTCCTCGAACTCCTGCCCGACACGGACCCTATGAAGAACGCCTACAACCTCAAGAAGGCAGGAATCGAGGTTCTGGAAGCCGACGACCTCTACCCGCCCGCAATCCCCTACACAGGCGAACAGCTACCTTACTCGGAACGCACCGTCGCCAAAGCAACAGCATACGTGCGTCACGCCCCGACAGACACCTCCGATTTCATAGCAACCTTCCAGCGAGGAGCCATCATCCGCGTCTACGGCTACGTCCGTGGCCGACAAGTCGGCAAGACAGACATCTGGTACCAGATCAAAACCAAGTCCTTCGAGGGCTGGATCTGGTCCGGAAGCCTGAACTCCTCCGACACCAAAGGCCTCTCCCGACTAGAGCTTGTCCGACCCACCAGAGGCAACTTGGACAGGCAGGGCATCAAGAAAGCCTTTGAGGCCGCAGAGAAAGCCATGTACGGCAGATGAGACTCCTAATCACAGGCTCCAGAACATGGACCGACTCAGAAACCATCTACTGGACCTTCCGCGCATGGTGGGAAGCCATGGGACGCCCCACAAACCCCACTCTGGTCTCCGGAGCATGCCCCAAAGGTGCCGACGCGCTCTCAGAATACGTCTGGGAGCGCAACGGCTGGCCTGTGGAGCGCCATCCTGCCCAATGGGACCAACACGGGCGTGCCGCTGGCTTTATCCGCAACAAAGCCATGGTAGACTCAGGCCCTGACTTCTGCATAGCCTTCATCAAGGACGGCTCCAAAGGAGCATCCCACACCGCCAAACTGGCCGAAGACGCCAACATCCCTACACTACGAATCACGGAAGAACATGAAATTAGACCTGATCCAGTACCGGATCGATGAAATCGCACAGATCATCGACGCCGGACTCCTCGCCAACCGATCAAACAACGAGATCGCCAAAGAGATCGCCATGCTCGAACCCACCCACTGTCCATGGGACTGCGACGGCTGTCACGACGACGAATGCCCGTGCGACCGTATGGGATGTGCCGGAGAAGAGGATTGACCGAGAATATTCATGAACTGATTCACCGTCGCCGTCGTCAGGTTTTGGTTCACTCCATCATCTACTATAAGATGGGTGAATCAATCCTGCCAGACGCCACCTTTGACTCATGGGCACGAGAACTGGCTAAACTCCAGCAGGACCATCCGGAAATCTCTGCCCAAGTTAAATACATGCGAGAAGCATTTGAAGACTTCGCCGGAGAGACCGGCTACCATTTGCCTCTCATGGACGAACGAGCCAACGCTGTAGCACTGGAACTCCTCGATTTGACACAGAAAAAGTAAAGGATTAGACTAGCAACATAATGATTACCTTCAAAGCAAAAACTCCATCCGGCGAGATCATCAAGTCCGCCATTTCCGATTTCATCTTCCCAGCCGGTGAAGCCCACATCAAGGTAGAGCCGAAGCGAGAACTCGAAGCAACCGAGATCGCCGTCATCCAGTCCTCCGCAGACTCGATCCACGACGACCTGTTCAAGCTCGCCATGTGGAACGACTACCTCTCCAACCTTCCCAAGACTCCGGAGAAAGTCCTCGTGATCCCGTACTTCCCCGGAGCACGTGCTGACAGAGTCTCCGAAGGCGTTCAGGAGCCATTCGGTCTGGGTGTCTATACCGAATTCATCAACAACCTGTGGCTCGATCAGGTCATCATCTTCGACCCGCACTCCGAGAAGACCGAGGAACTTCTCACCGCCGACACCGTCACCGTCCTCGAACCCGCTGACCTGTTTGACCAGCCCGGAATCAAGATGATGCTGACCGGCACCTACTCCGGCGTCATCGCACCCGACAAGGGCGCACTGGCACGTGCCTCAGAAGTTGCCAAAGTCCTCGACATCCCCGTCTACACGGCCACGAAGACGCGTGACCCCAACACCGGCAAGCTCTCCGGCTTCTCCATCAACCTCCCGCCCGAGGAGGAGCGCTACTACCTGATCGTGGACGACATCTGCGACCGTGGCGGAACGTTCCTTGGACTCCAGAAGGCCACCGGCCTTGAGTACGGCGACGTTGACCTGTTCGTCTCCCACGGCGTGTTCTCCTCTGACGCCATCGAGAACCTGACGGGAGCCTTCGAGAACGTCTACACCACGAACTCCTACAACCCTAAGCGTAAGCTGGTTCTTCCCGGAATGGAAGAAGATCCGGACTACATTTCCGCCCAATACAGCCCGTTCATCCGTTTCGACATCATCCATCTCATGTTGAGGGAGGTCATCTGACATGATTTGGGGAATCATCTTCGACGTGATACTCTGGATTGCAGCAGTAACACTGCTCATCCTGAGCTACACAACCCCGAGCTTCATGTTCTTCCTGCTCGGCGTACTCTGCCTCTTGCTGGCAATCGTACTACTATGCATCCTGACAGGCTCCGGTTCCGGAAGCAGCCTCATTGACGATGCATTCGACTTTCTAGACTAAAAGATAAGGATCTAATTTGCTTTTCATTAACCCCCTTCTCCGTACGGACAGCTACAAGCTTTCGCACAAGGACCAGTACCCCGAGGGTCTGGAACACGTGGAGTCCAACTACACCAACCGCAAGTCCCGCGTCGAGGGCATCAACCACGTCATCCAGTTCGGCCTTCAGGCATACCTGACGGACCTTCAGGAAGCGTACGAGCGCTTCTTCGCCGCTGACAAGGAAACCGTTCTGGAGGAGTACCGCCAGAACATCTCCACCTTCGTCTCTCCCGGCTTCTCCATCAAGGAACTCGAAGACCTGCACGATCTGGGCTACCTTCCGATCCAGTTCTCCGCTGTCCCGGAAGGCACGCTCGTTCCCATCGGCGTCCCGTCGATCATCATCAAGTCCACTCACAAGAAGTTCGCTTGGCTGGTCAACTACCTCGAATCGGACCTGTCCGCCTCCATCTGGCACCCGTCCACTGCGGCAACCCTGTCGTGGAACATCCGGCGCGTCTTCGACAAGGCCGCTAAGGAGACCGGAGCCGATCCGGCTGCTGTTGACTGGCAGGCACACGACTTCTCCTACCGTGGACAGGTCAACCGTGAGGCAGCAATGGCCTCCGGTGCCGCACACCTGCTGTCCTTCACCGGCTCTGACGTTGTTCCGGTTGTGCCGTGGGTGAATTACTACTACCCCGGAGACAACGGCCTCATTGCGGCTTCTGTGCCCGCTACGGAGCACTCCGTGATGTGCCTCGGCGGTGAGGAGACCGAGATAGAGACCTTCCGCCGCCTGCTGAAGACCTACCCGACCGGAATCCTGTCCGTCGTCTCCGACACGTGGGACTTCTGGAAGGTTCTCACCGAGTACCTTCCGTTGCTGAAGGATGAGATCATGGCCCGCGACGGCAAGCTCGTCATCCGCCCTGACTCCGGTGACCCCGCCGACATCATCTGCGGACTGAACACGAATTTCGACTACACCTACGAGGTTGACCGTGGACAGCGGGAACGTGCTTCTGAGGCGGAAGAAAAGGGTGCCATCCAGATTCTTGCCGAGATCTTCGGGACCACCGAGAACGCAGCAGGTTACGAGGAACTGGATTCCCACATCGGCCTGATCTATGGTGACGGCATGTTCAAGGCCCGCATCGAGAACATCAACGCCCGTCTGGAGTACAAGGGCTTCGTTTCCACCGTCTGGGTAGCCGGACTGGGTAGCTGGTTCTTCCAGTACAACACCCGAGACACCTTCAGTTCGGCTGTCAAGGCAACCTACGGCATCGTCAACGGTGTAGGCCGCGACGTTCAGAAGAACCCCAAGACGGACGACGGAACCAAGAAGTCCGCCAAGGGCCGTCTGGCAGTCGGCTACAAGGCCAACGGGGAACTGTACCAGATTCAGGGTGCCACTGACGAAGAGATCGCACGCTCCGTCATCCAGCCCGTCTGGGAGAACGGTAAGTTCCTCAAGAAGTACGCCTACAAAGAGGTCCGTGGCAACGTCAAGCGCACCACGGAGATCCTTGAGCGGAACGGGAGCATCTCCTGATGAACTGGGGACTCTTCTGGGGAGTATTCCTTGGGGTCGTGATCATTGCGAACACTCTAGTAGTACTCCTACCGGTAGTCCCTCCGATCACATTCGTGTTCTTCATCTTGGTGGGATGCACCCAGATTTACAACGCAATCCGTCTCGAAACCTAAGGAATAATGGAACTCAGTAACATTCCTGAGGCATTCAAAGCAGGGTGGTCCGCATTCCGGGCCACCCTGTTTTCGCCTCGACGAAAATCAATGACTTTTATCGGAGAGTTTCCCCCGAGCAGGGCTTACAGGGGAGACATCTGGATAACCCCTGTGGACATGGATCTCCGAATCCATAACGGATGGCGCTGGAAACCCTTGAAGGAGAAAAAATCCATTTTCAAGAGATACTTGACATGGTTGAAAAAGTGATATAATAGGAAAAACGACGGAGGACAACATGTCAACTAAGCTTCCTACCCTATCACCGGATACGGTCGAAACACTGAAAGAACTCAGAACAAACGACACCCCGGCTTTCCTGCTGCACGTAAAGGCACTGAGAGCCGCACAATGGCCCCTCAGAGCCGTCAGCGAACCGCTCGGAGTGTCCCGCACCACCGTCTCCAACTGGGAGCTTGGAGCGCCCGCTGGAGACCTGCCAGAGGTGGAGCAGATGCCTCTCACCGCCCCCAAGGAGCGCACAAAGGCACAAAAGAAGGTCACACTGACCATGGATGAAGCCGCTGAGCTTCACCGCCTCACAGAGGAAGCAGCAACTGTCCGCCGCTTCACTGACGCCAACGCGCAGTCCCGCCAGTCGGCGCGTCTTCTGGAGTCGATGCTGTATAATTACAGGGAGAAGGGCCACACCCTCACAGAGCTTGCCAAAGCCTGCGACGTGTCCCGCTCAGCAATCGCACAACGACTCCGAAAGACGGACCATGGCTAGAGACTTCAACCTGACAGCACAACACATCAAACTGGATCTCTTTCCGGCAACGGTTTCCGTTGACGGCGTCATAGTGTACGATGAGGTCAAGGCTATTGTTACGGACTCGATGTTCTACATCTTCGAGGACACCCTTGAGGGTCCGAACTATACCAAAGAAGAAGTGCTGGTCTCGTTTGAAGGAACTAACAAAACAGGCTATACTGTAGTAACAGAACAAGGCACCTACCACGTAATCCGCCACCTCGGATGTGCCTGCGGAAGCAGATTGCGTGGTATTCACCCCTTCTCGGGAGTTCCGAGAGAGGCATAATAAGTAAAGGAACACATGGGAACAATACCCCAGTTTGGGTCCGGAGCGGTCATCGATCCGGACGGATCAACCCAGATCGGTTGCGGCTACTGCCTCGGTGAGAACGTAGAAGCACCGGCAACCTTCGGAATCGCCTACATGTGGCAGGGAACGTCAATGTGCGCCCGCCACTTCCGCCAGCACGTGATGGGAGCAACTAGTGCAACCACTAACACTGCTGTCTGACACACTGGCCGTCTACCGGCTGACCAAGCTCGTCACAGACGACAAGATTACCGAAGACCTGAGGGATCTCATCTTTGAGAAGCTTCCCCGTGGCCACAAGCTCTCCTACCTCATCACCTGTGGCTGGTGCGTGTCCATCTGGGCCGCTCTCGCCATCTTCACCCTACGGAAGGTCAGCCCCGAAACCGCTGATTTCCTCTCAGCAGTACTGGCGACATCTGCCGTAACAGGAGTTGCGTACAGCAGAGGCCTGTGATACGCGTGATAGAATTAGTAGATACTTTACTAATCTATCGCCGGAGCACATTCAATGGCAAGTTCCATCTTCAATCGGAAGAATATTCCTGCACCCACCGCAGAATCATTCGCTCCGATGCCGTACAACGCACCCCGTCCGCTGACCTCCTCCGCAGCCAAGATTGACCTGAAGAACAAGCGCGAAATCGATGCAATCTCGAAGCGCCGCCAGCAGGACAAATGGCAGGAGGAGGCATGGGAGTATTTCGACCTGATCGGTGAGATCAAGGCCTCGGCTACACTCATTGCATCCGTCATGTCCCGTGTCAACCTTTATGGTGCATACGTCGATGATACCTCCAGTGTACCGTCCTCAATCCGCCGTGTCGAGGGTGTTGACGAGGAATTTGTCAAGGCCGTGGAGAACACCCTGTGGTGGCTCGAATCCGGCAATGGCGGAACCTCCGGACTGCTACGCACCGCCGCACTGAACATGTTCGTGACCGGCGAATGCTATCTGGTCCGTGAGCCTGCCCGTTTCTCCTCCGGTGAGGGAGAGAAGTGGCAGATCCGCTCCATTGACGAGATTGCCGCCACCACAGGACGCAACTCACAGGTAGTCATCAAGCCGCGCCGCGACTCCAAGCCAGCAGACTTCATTCCGCTCCCTACAAACGGGTACGTCTGCCGCATGTGGCGTCCGCACCCGCGTTTCGCTGATGAGGCCGACTCCTCGATGAAGGGCATTCTGGATACCTGTGACGAGCTTCTTCTGGTCAACCGTACCGCTTCCGCAACAGCCAAGTCCCGCCTCAACGGTGGTCTGCTGTTCGTACCGGACGGTCTTTCCAACGTCGCACAGGCTGATGGTAATCTAGAGGGCGAAGAAGGGGCAATGACCGATGACGTGTCGGATTCCTTCGAAGAAGACCTCATCGACGCCATGACAACACCGATTGCAGACGCATCCTCCGCGTCCGCCGTTGTCCCCCTCATCCTTCGCGGACCTGAGGATCTGGGCGAGAAGATCCACCTCATCAAGTTCGAACGCTCCTTCGACCCACAGCTTGCAGAACGTGCAAACAAGGCTCTTGACCGCATCCTTGCCGGACTCGACATCCCCATGGACGTAGCCAAGGGCCTATCCGGCGTTAAGTACTCCAACGCCATCCTCATCGAGGAACAGCTTTACAAGGCCCACATCGAGCCTATGATCCTCCTCATTGTTGACCAGCTTACCGTAGGATTCCTCCGCCCCGCACTGCGTGCACAGGGATTCGACGAGGATTTGGTCAGCCGTGCAACAATCTGGTATGATCCTTCTGCGATCACTGCAAAGCCTTCCAAGGCTGAAGCAGCGGTCACCCTCTACGACAAGAAGGCTATCTCCCTTCAGGCACTTCGCCGCGCCAACGGATTCTCCGAGTCCGACGCACCGAGCGATCTGGAGCGAGTACAGCGTCTTGCCGAGGAACGTGCAGTCCTCTCCGACGCACTTTCCGAATCTCTGCTTGACACTATGGTTCCTGACGAAGTAAAGGAAGCAGCACGACAGCAGCAGCTTGCCACTTCCGATCCGGCCAGCGCGAATGCCTTGGGCCAAGCACTGGGAACAGATCCTAACGCGGCACCTGCTGCACCGGCTGATCCCAACGCCCCAGCAGCACCGGCAGCAGACTCAACTGTTCAATCGCCCCCTACACTAATGGAGCCTTAATAAATGGCATGGAAAATAAGCAAGGCGAAGCGCCAAGCACTCGTAAAGCTACAGCTTCGTGATAGAAAAGGCCGCTGGATCGAGATGGGCGGTGGAGTAAAGTGGTACTCCTCCCGTCTCAAGAAGCAGGTTGCAGGTACCGTTGTCGGTACCAAGGGTGACAACGCCCTTGTCCGCCTGAACAAGGAAAACCCTACCCACGAGCCAGCGCTGGTCTCCGTGCCCGCACGCAGCATCACCGTTGTCGATTCCAAGGCATCCCTGTCCCCGAACTCAAAGCCGGGAAAGCCGGTTGACCAGACTTCCGAGTTCGAGAAGCCTCTGGCTGTCGCCAACGAGGCAAACGGTGCCCCCAAGTCCAACGGATACCAGAAGCCTTCCGACGCAGCCGAAGACTTCGAAATCAACCTCACCTCTGACGGCGGCGTCTATATGGGACGCGCTGACGGCGCTGAACTGTACTTCCCTGCCCGCTCACTGGAAGAGGGCGACGTTATCATTGCCCCCAACGGTGGCGACGAAACCAAGCCGTTCTCCATCGGCAAGGGCTGGGCCAAGAAGGGTGTTGAAAGCCTCAACTCCGCTGGACCTCAGACCGGTACCGTTGTGCGTATCGAAGGCGACCGCTACGCTGTTGTCCAGCTTCCGGACGGCTACACAGTCGAAGACAAGAAGAACCCCGGACAGCAGACCGACCTTGTGACCGTTGGCCTGTCCAACTCCGTCATCAAGCTCACAGACGGCCTCAAGGCCGCTCTCGGTGACAACCTCAAGGACACCTTTGACGGCAACGCCGAAGAAGAGGAAATTGACGACGCTGAGGAAGCAAACTCCGACCACGTTGGCCGTGAGGTTCCCGAGGAAGAGGTAGCAGCCGAAGAGCGCGACCCTGCCGACGTTGACCTGTCCGACATCACAGACGGGGAAGAGGAAGAAAAAGCCGCACCCGTTGAGGTGAAGGCACGCGAGATTGACCTGCCACAGGCAGACAACTCCGGCAGCGACGACCAGACTCTCAACGAGAACGGCCTCACCGACGACGAAGCCAAGATGGTCAACGCCTACGACCGCATGGCACAGCGTGCCTACGACCAAGGAAACATCGAAAACGGTGCAACCTACGAGGCAAACGCCAACAAACTCCGCAAACTCGGTGAAGACCGACGCGCCGGAGCCAAAGCCGACCCCGGAAACCCCACTGACACGCCACAGAAAGACCCTCAGGAGGCCGAACGCCAGCAGAAGGCAGCAGAGCCTACCCCCGAGCCTGAAAGCGCCCCAGAAGCCGCTCCAGAGGCTCAGGAAGAAACCCCTGCACCGAATCTGGAAGAGCCTGACGCTCCGGCAGAAGAGGCATCACCTGAAGAAGAGACCGTAGCTCCCGCTCCGCGTCTAACTTCAGAGATGCTTGACTACCTGCCCGAAGGCACGGTCCTCATGACCGACATCAAGGGGATCACGAGCCTTCCTACCCACAACATTGACGGAAAGAACGTTGTCCTTCACGGAAACGTCGTCAAGAGGGACGGAAAGTGGTCTGGACCTGCCCGAGATCTCGACGCCCCTCCAGTAGGTAGATGGAAAGACCCTGTTGTCATCCAGATCAAGGACATCCCCGAATCTGCCATCAACCAGCGCTACGTCTCATCCGTCCCGCTGTCCCTTGCCATCGGAGGACGCCCGTTCGATGGTGACATGGAATCGCTTCGCCCCGGTGACTATGTTACACTCAAGAACGGCAAGAAGGGTCCGTACTCTCCTAAGGCTGACGGCTCCCCTGCCATCACCACAGAGAACCACAACGGATTCCGGCAGCTTGGCATCAAGGCCAAGGACATCGAACGTGTCAAGAAGGTAGGTGAACTACCTGTAGAGCGCAAGACAGAGGAACCGGAGGCAACTCCGGAAGCTCCTGCTGCCCCGAATCTGGAAGAGCCTAACGCCTCAGAAAGCACTACAGAGGCTGAATCCGCACCAGAACAGGAACCTGAAGCTGCTCCTGAAGGCTACCAGCCAACAGGGGACGCTCCGTATGAGTTCCTTGGGGCCAACATGCCTACGCTCTTCAAGCAAACTGTCCGTGGCAAGGCACGCACCGAGCTAGAGTTCGCTGACGAGACCGCACGCGAGAGCGAGTACGATCAGGGTTACCGCATGTATCAGGGTAAGATTGAAGTCTATGACTTTGACCGCGCCCTGTCCAGCCTTGAGGACAACATTAGCCCGTGGTACCAGTACGCTGAAGCCATTCCTACGCGTGAGAACCCAAACGCGGGCGGATACACTGCCGGACACACCAAGGCGCAGATCAACGCTGTCATCAAGGGTATTGAGAAGCTTCAGGAAGCCATCCGCGCTGCAAGAGACGAGCACGAAGCCAACAAGGATGACCGTTTCCTCAACGGATACGACATCAACACCGACAAGGGTGTCCGAGGCCTCAAGAAGACTGACGGCCAGTACGAACATCAGGACTACGTTGTTGACGAAGTATCTCCGGATCTTCTAAAGGCTCTACCTGAAGGTTCCGTCGTTGTTACACTGGACCCTGAGAAGTATGATGCAAATCTAGACTACGTCAAGATTGCTGACAACACTTGGGCACGCTCAAAGGGTCTGGGAAGCCGTGACTGGCATATCTACAACGATAACGATATGTGGGGAGAACCTGTAGAGACAGGTATCCGACTCCCAGACCACGAGAGGGCTAGATACTCAGAGAATGATCTGAATGGTGCACGCGAAGCTGCCGAAAGGAAGCGCCGTGATGATGAAGAATTCGACACTAACTGGAAAAAGCATCAAGCAGAACTAGAAGCCAAGAAAGCTGCCGATGCCTCGTCCGAAGAAACCACCACTACACCTAACGAAGGACCAGATGGAACAGAATCAGGAACCCCAGCAGAAGGACGAAGCGTTCAGAAGCCGTCTGATAGGGACGGAGGATCAGATAACGATCCAGCACCCGAACGAGGACTAACCCGAGAAGAAATTGACGCCCTCCCTGACGAAGCGGTAATCAGCCGTGACGGCGAGGCACTTGCCAAGAACGATGAAGGAGAGTGGTACCCTGTAGCTCACTTCCTTGAGACTGGTGAGAAGGACGGCCTGCCCTCAGACATGCTTGACGGCAACGTAACCCAGCCTGAAGGTAGAAAATACGGCGAGGATGAGTTTATCCCTGCCCTAAACCACTACATCAAGAACAGCTTCAAGAGCGTCAACGATTACATCCGTAACGGTAACGATCCAGAATCTGCCACACCGGGATTCACTGACACTGTCATTGATGTCATGGATGATGCTATTGCGAACTCTCCTCTCCCGGATGATACAACCTTCTTCCGTGGTCTCCAGATTAGCGCTGCTGAGGCTGAGAAGTTCACGACCGGATCAATCATCAGCGACAAGGGATTCACATCCGTTTCCGCTGACAGGGACATCGCCGGAACATTTGCATACCAGTCTAGCAGGATGACGGGAGTTCCCGGACCAGAGAACCCTGTTCCGGTGGTTCTGGAAGTAAACCTTCCCAAGGGCCACAACGCCCTTGCTGTCGATTACTCCAAGGTTGAGAATGAATCATGGAGCATGCAGCAGGAGTCCGTGCTTGGACGCGATTCAGCCTTCAAGGTTGACAGCGTTGAGGTGGATGACAACTACGGTAACAAGCTCTACACTCTAAAGGTATCGCCTACTTCCCTTGACGATCAGTCCGCCACTGACTCTAACGATGCAGTTGACGGAGAGCCGGACGCTTCGGTAGTATCTCACCTGAACGAGAACGCTGTTCTTGGTAACGATGATGAGCGCCGTGCTGCCGGACTGTACCTTGGTGGTGCACGCTACAATGAAGCACTACGCAACGGAGACGTTCCGGAAATGCTTCAGGAGCAGATCGACACCCTTACAGGGTTCATCGACAAGCAGCCTGAGTTCGGTCAGGAGACCAAGCTCTACCGTGGCGGACAGCCTCTTCAGGATGTGGAGAACCGTATTGGTGAGGTTATCACCGAGCCAGCGTTCATGTCTACCTCTCTGAAGCGTTCTGAAGCTGAAATCTTCGCCGGAAGTGGTGCTCTTATGGAGATCACCGCACGTCCGGAGGACAAGGCTCTGTCCATCAACGCTGCCTACATGACTGACCAGTCAGGCATCCCGGAAGAGTACCGCCAGCCGGTGGACGTTACGGCACGTGAAGCTGAAATGCTTCTCAAGCCAAGCACCTCTTTTGAGATCACTGGTGTTCGTGACGAAAATGGCCGCAAGGTTGTTGAAGCACGTATTGTTGACGGCCCTCAGGACTCTGCTGTAGAGTCTAACGAAGAGTCAGCACCCGCTGAAGCTATCAACGAGCGCGGACTGACACAGGCTGAAGAAGATCAGATGGAGCAGCACCTCATTGATGCTGACGTTGAGGCACGTGCCGGAGACGACTACGGTGTTGAGGAGTACCGCGCCAAGGCTGAGGAGATCCGCCAGCGCGGACAAGACCGTCTCAACGGAACCGAGGAATCGGCCCCTGAGGATGGCTCCTACACTGCTGAAGCCGGACACACCGTCTACACTGAGAGCGCTCCGGGACGAGTGCCCGACCTCAAGGCAACCGCTCAGGCTGTCAAGGAGTCAGGAGCCGAATCCGTACGCGTTCCGATCAGTGATGCCCCTAAGCAGGACTACACGCCTGAAGAGCTTGAGAACAGCTTCGACAGGAGAGAGAAGTCTGGTCTAACAGATTCAGTCTTTGACGCCCTGCCAAAAGAATACCAGCGCTTCAAGGATCAGGATGCTCCGGCAGATCCAATCAACCTCCCAGAGGATGAGGAAGATACTTCGGAAGTACCTACATCCGGTGACAGGTTCGCAAACCTTCAACCTACACCTGAAGAGCAGGTCCAGCTTGACGAGTTTGACAAGGCTATGGACGCTGCTGTAGAGGCAGATGATGTGGAGGCATACGACAAGGCGTCTGACGCCAAGTACGACCTCATGGAAGCGATTGCAGACCGTCCGGCAGAGGAGTCCGCTCCGGGAACCGCCATCTCTGATGAGGATCAGGAGGCTCTTGCTGACGCCCGCGCACGTATGGTTGACTCTGCTACTAGTGGAGACCAGAAGGCAGGGGACGAGGCAGCAGCCGAGTACATCCAGCTTATGGAAGATGTTGACAAGAAGAACAGAGGAGTGTACGTTGAAGAGGAGGAATCCGACGAGGACGTAAACCCTCTGGATGCTCTTGACATCGTCCGCCGTACTCCTGAAGCTATCTCCGGAGAGACTTATGCTCCGACTCAGCAGCAGCAGGACGTTATTGACTCTGTTCTGGCAGGACTTGACACTAAGGTACAGGCTATGGCCGGTACCGGTAAGACCTCCACTCTTGTTGCTCTTTCCCGTCGCCTGACAGCGACTGGCAAGCAGGCTATCTACATTGCATACAACAAGACTGTGCAAGAAGAGGCCAACGAGCGAATGAAGGGTCTAAAGGTTGAGGCCATGACAGGCCACGCGGTCGCTTTCCAGTGGGCCAAGAAGGCCATGCCGTTCTTGAACGCACGTCTGGCCGGTAAAGATCCTACAAACCCAATCAAGTTTGACAAGAATAAGAAGGCAACTGACTGGGCCGATAAGAAGCCAGTCACCGGTGCACGTCAGATTGCCAATATTCTAGGGATTGAAGAGGGGTCTGTAAAGGAAGAATCCGGAATTCCGCTGAAGCGAAACACGATTGTACTTGCAGTCAAGAAGACTGTAGGATCATTCGCACTCAGTGACAAGGACGAGATCCTTCCGGAGCACGTTTCTGATGACTGGGAGATTGCAGAAGAGCACAAACCAAGAATCGTTGAGTGGGCTAAGGCTTACTGGGATGACGTTTCCCGTGAAGACGGACAGTTCCGTATGGAGCACGACTTCTACCGTAAGCACTGGGCGCTTTCACGCCCTGATCTTACAGACGGGTCGGGAGGAAACAAGCGAGGGTCTTCAGTACTCTACATTGATGAGGCACAGGACACACCTCCTGTTCTCGCCAAGGTTGTTGCTGATCAGAAGATGCAGAAGGTTATCGTTGGTGACGCAAATCAGGCGATCTACGCCTTCGCTGAGAACGTAGACTACCTATCCATTGCTGATGCAGACGTTGAGCTTCCGCTTGACAAGTCATGGCGATTCGGACCAGAAGTTGCCGACGCTGGTAACCGATTCCTATACATGCTAGGATCTGACGCCCGTGTTATCGGTGGTGGAGGCCCATCCAAGATCGTTCACGGTATGGAAGACGCTGACGCTGTTCTAGTCCGCACCAACGCTGGCATGATTCAGGCCATCCTTGACGAGGTCAAGAATGGAAGGACTGTCTCTGCACCAGAGGGAACACGAGGCGACCTGACCCGCATGGCGGATACGGTTGCAGCGCTCATGGACGGTGAGACCATCGAGAATCCTCACGATGACCTCATCGGATTCAAGAACTGGAACGAGGTAATGTCTGCTCTAGACGATGGAGACCGCAGTGTATCCAAGATTGTGAGCATCTTCGATGAGACCAGCCCGACTGCCCGTGGATTCATCAAAGATTATGATGAGTTCCGTGCTGGCAGGATGGACGATGCACGCAAGGCAATTGCTTCTCTGGTTCGCAAGGTTCCGGAGTACGATAACCTGAAGGTCGTCAAGGAAGGTAACCGAACCTACCTTGAGGGCGCGGACCACCTTGCTCCGAGCAAGCGCCAGTGGGCTTCGTTTGACTTCAGCGCTGCGCTGGGTAAGATCAGGGAACCATTCGCCATTGAACCGGGAATGTCCTTCTCCGAGAAGAAGTCAGCATGGCACCGCGCCGGAGGACTCGGTAAGGATGGATGGAGATTTGACAGCCGCTCTAAGCGATACTACACTGATGACCCTAAGGTTGCTAAGTCAATCGAGCAGTATTCCGGTAAGGCAGATGTAACCATCTCCACAGCACACAAGTCCAAGGGGCTTGAGTGGGACCGTGTACGTATCGGTGACGACTTCTTCGTTCCTCGTGAGGACAAGAATGGTGCCACCGTTTGGCCGAGTGATCCTGAAGGCGAATTCAAGCTGGGCTATGTTGCTCTGACGCGTGCTGCCAAGGAACTCGATCCGGGTATTCTCGGATGGGTCTTCGATGAGCAGTATGTCCCGAAGGACATCACGCCTAAGAAGAAGCGCAAGGAAGACACCACTCCTGAGCCGGAACAGGCTGAGGAAGAGGCTCCAATCCTTGAGCCTACTACCGAACCGGAGACTCCTGAAGAAGCTCCTGAGGCGGCTCCAGTTGTTGAAGAGCTACCCGAAGTTGCTCCGGAGGCCGAACCTGTAGTAGAGTCTACCCCAGAACCGGAACCCGAAGTGGCTCCAGAACCTGAAGTAGCTCCGGAACCAGTTGTTGATGCTCCTGCCCCAGCACCGGCTCCTGCTGCTCCTGCTCCGCAGTTTGATGACGAAGGCCTGACACCTCAGGAACGTCGCCGCACTAACGAGCTTGAGCGATGGATCTCCGAAGTCTACAAGGGCAACGGACAGGGCAACGTCGAGAAGATGGAGAACGAACTGTTCGATCTCCTATCTCGCGGCGAGAAGCGCCTTGCTGGTGCGCCTGATGCAGAGGAACCGATTGATGTAACTCCTGAATTCGAGACTCCTGCTCCTGTCGCTGATGCTCCGGGAATCGATGAGATCCTGTCCCCTGTGGACGAGGTTCCTGTCGCTGCTCCGGTTGCTCCTAAGCCTAAGTCGGCCCCAACAGGCCGTAAGCGCGGACAGAGCACGGTTCCGGATGCTGACGGAAGCGAGATCAGGGTTGGAGACACGATTATGCACAAGAAGCACGGTGCGGTTACCGTTACCGGTGTTCTTCCGGGTGCTGGACGTGTCAACTTCATTGATCCGAAGTCAGGCAAGGAATCCTCTGTGAAGGGTGACGCTGTTTCCCTCAAGAAGGGCGAAGCTGTTGCTGAAACCCCCGAGGCCGTTCCTGTCGAGGCTGTCACCGGTAATCCGGGTGACCGTCTAGTTGACCCTGTGTCAGGCAAGAAGGCATTCATCGGTGGAGACGGAATCATGATCGTCACAGGTGAGAGCGTCAAGGACACCAAGACCGGTGAGGTCGGAATTGTTCAGACAGTCTACACAGGTGCTGACAAGAAGGCATCCGTGCCAGTCCTCTTCCCCGGAGAGTCCAAGCCTCGTCGTGTACGTGGTACGGTACTTGTACACGCATCAGCAGGAAACGGTGGAGACTCCCAAGAGACGCTTCCAGAACCGCCACAGGCTCCAGAAGTAGCTCCGGAAGCTCCTACGGCTCCTGAGGTAACTCCAGAGGCTCCAGAAGAGGCTCCTGAAGCTCCTACAGCGCCTGCTGTGGACGAGAAGACGGAGCGCCGCAGGGCAGCACTCGGAAGGGCGATTGAAGGGTCTGAGATACGTTCCAAGGATGGTGGAGAGGTTTACACTAAGCTAACCGCCGACTTCTGGGAAAACGAGGACCAGACCGATTCGTTTACTGACGATGAGATTCTGGATAAGATTCTGAACGGTGAGCGTGACGGTAAGGGATACATCATCAGGACTCCGCGTCCTGAACCCGAACTAGAGCCTACACCGGAGCCAGAACCCGCTCCAGAACCGGAACCAGAGGAGATTGCAGCACCGGACACCTCACTGTCCGGTCAGGAACTGGCCGACACCATCACGTACGAGTCTACTCTACATATGACGGACGGTGACCTCGCTGACATGATGGCTAGGTACGCCGATGATCCTATCGTATTCGATAAGATCATGGAAGTCATGGATGAAAGGGATGCCAACGTATTCCTTCCAGTGGATACAAGCAAGTCTGGTGCCACTCTTGAAGACCAGCCTTCATTGTTCGATATCCCTGAACCAGTAGCCAAGGTGGCGGAAACTAAGTCCCAGAAAAAGCTAACACCGCAGCAGAAGGCTTCAGAGGAGTACCAGAACTATGCAATGGCACAGTACTTCCGTGCTGCTGAAGAATTGAACGGCGTGCTGTTGAACGAAGCTGGTAAAGCCCACTTCAATAAGGACTTGGCGGTTGACATCTTCTCCGGATCAGTGGCAGTAGCTCATAAGTACGCGTCCGAGGAGCTTCTACAGTGGTGGAGAGAAAATGGTCGAGAAACCCTTGCATCTTTCCGCTTTGGAATGTATGGTTGGGCACAGGACCGTAAGGCAGCACAGACAGCGCGTAACCTAGGTTACCAGAGAGGAAGTAGAGACCGTGACCGATCCAACTTCTGAGATGATCTCAGAAGCCATGGATCTAGGCCACAAGGCGTATCAGGACGGAGCGTCCCGTAGGGCTAACCCCTACGGGATGTCTTCGGACGAATACCTTTGTTTGGCTTGGATTCGAGGCTACAACATGGCACGAACCGAGAAGGCAATTGGAGTGGGGGAATTCATCCCCTCCATTCCCGGAGGTCTGGGTGGTCTCCGCAAGGTAGATAACAACCGCTGGGAAATGATTGAACCAGATGGAGCACCTTCCGGCAAGTTTGTTACAGACGACTTCGCCAAGATGCTTTCCGACGCCACTGCTCCGGGATTTGACATCCTAGACACAACTCTATAGAAAGGAAACATATGCAAGATCCAGAAGATGACGAGAGTGGTCTAGGGGATAGGGTAGAATTCCATATCGTGTTCAATGAAGGCGGTAAGGCTCTACTGCTGACAAGATCGGATTACGAAGAAGGGACCATGGAGTACCGTTCATCCGGTGAATGGGTCCAGATCACTTCGGACGATGTCATTCCGATCCTTGATGAGAACCCTCTCACCAGAGTTGAGGGTGGGGCGGTATTTCTCTGGGACGAAATATCAGAGAATGCCTCTGAAGAGGACTTCGAAGACCACATCCTAGACAAGTAAACGTCAGGGACCGTCGCTTTACAGCGGCGGTCCTTTTCGTTATGGTATACTTGTACCAACTGTATAAAAATAAGCTAAGTAGATCACATGTCTGATATCACCATGGCTGATCTATCTCTGGAAGGCGACACTTTGGCTAACGATTACCACTGGAGAAGCACCAAAGCCAAGAAGCAGCTTCGTGACCGTTTTGGTCGATGGATCGCACTCGGTGCAAACGTTCGCTGGCGCTCAAACGGTCAGGAACAGGCTGGAGTCGTTACCAGCGTAGTTGACGGCAAGGCTTACGTAGACCGCAAAAACAAAGACGGCTCTGTAACCGAGGAGATTCTTACTCCTCGTGACATCCGTGTTCTTGCGTCTAAGGCAACTCTACCAAAAGACGACGAGACTGTCTACGACGAAGACAACAATTTTGACAAGGCTCTAAAGAAGCCTGAAGTTCTTGATATCCTCAAGGCAAAGAAGCAGGTCCGCATCGAAGGTGCGAACGGCTACATGCTTACAACCGAGGAGAAGAAGCCCAAGGATGCAACAAACCCTTGGCTCTACCAGCTTTTCGCGCCCGGTGGTCGTAGTCTAGGACAGTACTCCTCAGAAGACTCTGTGGAGATGTTCGATGACATGGTTGCCGATGATCAGGCCCAAAGCGGGGAAGCCGACACAGCGCCAGAAGGCGGCGAGGCTCCCACAGCAGAGGCACCCTCAGAGGCCCCAGCAGCCCCAGCAGGAGGCGTTGTGGCTTCCGGTGAGGATCGACCCTTCCGTGTCCCAGAGGGCATCAGGAGCGCCATTTCAGCCGCTATTGAGAACCCTAGTGTAGAATTCTCTGCATCCGACCTAGAGGTCGCCACACGTCTTGCTAACGAGAACAGCGTTTCCCTCTCGGATGTCCGCTGGATTCACCAGTACTTCGAAGCGTCAGACCCGTTTGAGAGCATACGTGGAGGCTTCAAGGGCCGCAAGTGGGCGTCCAAGATCGTTGATCCCGGAACCGAGATCCCTCCGATGCCATCCGAATGTGGAGACACCGGACACCCTAAGTACATGTTTGACGACGATGTCTTTGCTTATTTTGCCATAGGCAAGGAGTTCGGGTCAAGTATTGCCCACACACTAATCTCGGTTGACTATGAGACCGGAACTGTATACGCTTGGGGACCAGAAGGCTTCAGTCTCATCCCAGAGATGACGATCACCGACTACGACGCGCCTCAGATCACTCCTGTAGATGAGATGACCGCTGAGGAAGTCGCCAAGTGGATCGACACCAAGGATTCCGAGATTGACCTACTCAATGTCTTCCCTGAAGAGCGTAACCTGTTCTCTCTGGCAGCTTCCGAGCTAGACTACAACGAGCTTGACCAGTCATTCGGCATCATTGCCGACGCAGCCGGATACACTCCGTTCGAGCGCAGCCTGAACGCCAAGAAACAGAAGCGCGGAGGCGGCGGTAAGTTCGGTGAAGAGCCGGACGCACCCGTAGAAACAGAAAAAGCCGCACCTGTAGTCAAGGCACGACTTCCATTCGAGCTTCCAGCAGTTCCAGACCCAGTAGCCCGCATCAACGAGTTCATCTCAACAGCCGCTGAAGCGCCTGTGGTGGCCGCTGGAGAGCCTGTAGATGGAAAGCCGGTACCAGAGTACGACGAGACAGATCAGGCCACTGAGGACGCAGCTACGGGTCCAAAGAATGAGGCAGTTTACTTCGCCGTTGTTGACGAGATCGACAAGACCGCTGTACTCGATGCTTTCTCCATTGTCAAGAAGAACGGACAGCCCGAAGCTTGGCTACGTCAGATGGCACAGTGGGTTCTCAGCCCAGATACTCTAGCAAACCTTACCGGCTCAACCCCTCCAACAGTCGTTGAGATGGATATCCCAGAGCCTGTCAAGACCGTTCTAGCCCAGATCGACGCTCACGACGCCGGACAGGAAACACCTGCCACAGCACCTACAGCGGAAGAACTTCCACAGGAGGGTGAGGTTGCGATTGCAGCATCCGGATTCTCCCTCCCTGACGGTTCACTCTCTATCCTAGACTCAGATTCCCTCATCGAAGCTGTTACAGCGTCCGCAGGGACAACAGACATCTTTGTCAAGGCCCACATCCGCAAGCGTGCACGTGCACTGAACCGCATGGATCTCGTTCCTGAGGAATGGCGCGAGTTTACTCTAGCAGAGATCGGTGAGCTTGAAGCTTCAGAAACCGTCTTTGGAGAGTTCGGTGAGATCATCGTCGCAGCCGGAGTCCCCGGAATTGCCGATACACCTTCCGATTTCAAGAACGCAGCACGTCTCAAGGCGTACTGGACACACGGGAAGGGCGCTCTAAAGATCCGCTGGGGAACTCCCGGAGACCTGACACGCGCCCACAGGCACCTCGCCAAGTACGTCGGATTTGAAGACGCTTGGGGACTGGCGCAGAACTACCACCAATACCTATTTGGTGTTCCAAACTATACACACGATGTAGCCACTGGGCAACACAAAGGCAGGAAGTAATGAAGATCCCAGCTAAAATCGATGAGACTCTGGTGAAGTCCGTTGACTTTGCGGAAGCTATGGTTGCTTCTGCCGCAGAAGCAGCAGAAATCTCCTTCGACTTCAACGGAGAGTCAACTCCTACTCTAGAGACATTCAGCCCGTCCGGAGCACGATTCATCATCCCCATGGTACTCCCTGAAGGAGTCGCCTCAGGTGACGGACGCGAGGCAAAGCCGGGATCGGTGACAACACGTGACCTCCCGCTTCCGCTGATGTGGCAGATCATGACCGAGAAGGGTCACGACCGCTCTGTGGTTGTGGGACGCATCGATACCATCGAGCGCACCCCTAACGGACTTGGAAACGCACGCGGCGTCTTTGATGTAGGCTCCTACGGACGTGAGGCCGAGCGCATGGTTCGCGGCGGATTCCTCCGTGGTGTTTCAGCAGACCTTGACCGTTTCGAAGCCACCGCTGAAGAAGACGAGGGCGACGAACTTGCAAACAAGAACGCGATCAAGAACCAGAAGATCACCATTGACACCGCACGCCTGATGGGTGTGACGATTGTCGCAAAACCAGCATTTCAGGAGTGCTATATCATGATTGACCCAGAACCTACACTAGCGCTGGAGGAAGCTCCTCTCGCTGATGGAGTCTATGAAGAGACTCCTGAGGACTTCGAGTTCCAGCTAGCCAGCATTGCAGCATCCGCAGCACCCATGGTGCCGCCTAAGTCTTGGTTCCAGAATCCTAATCTAGACCGCCCGACACCTCTCACCATCACGGATGAGGGACGAGTCTTCGGCCACATTGCCTCATGGACTACTTCCCACATCGGAATGGGCCGTGGAGTCAAGCCACCTCGCTCAGCTTCACAGTACGCCTACTTCCGTACCGGAGAACTCCGCACAGACGGTGGAGACGTTCAGGTAGGACAGCTAACCCTCGCTGGAGGACACGCATCCCTACAGGCTTCCGCAGAAGACGCCGTAAAGCACTACGATGACACTCAGTCTGCATTCGCTGACGTAATCGCTGGTGAAGATAACTTCGGTATCTACGTCTCCGGTGCTCTTCGTCCTGACCTTTCCCCTTCACAGATCCGTGCTGCACGTGCATCCTCCCCTTCAGGCGACTGGCGTCCAATCAACGGTCGCCTTGAACTTGTTGCAGTCTGCAACGTCAACGTCCCCGGATTCCCGATTGCACGCACCATCACCGCTTCTGGCGGTGTTCCCGGAGCACTTGTTGCTGCCGGTGCTGCATACCTTGCGGAACTCAAGGAAGCCAACAAGGTTGAAGAACTGGATCGCAGACTCCGTAACCTTGAAGGTGCTACCACTCTATCAACTGACTTCGAGTCCGTCAAGTCCCGTATGTCGAACGTTCTTAAGTCTAAGGACACGGAACTTTCCGCACGTCTGGATGCTGCTCGCGCACGCATGCAGGGAGTCAAGAAGAACGAGGATGCAGAGCTTTCAGCCAAGATTGCTGAACTGAAGGCCCGTTTCAACACACGATAACCCATTTTTCACCTACGTGTTTTCTACGTATGGTAGAATAGTGTTATACTTACAAGCGCGGCATGAATTTGTCAAGTCGCCCTTCTGCCGCAAATGACGTAATCAAGTTCGGGAACTACCCGACACAACTATAACATAAGGAGGGACTGTGGATCAAATCCGTGAGAACCTAGATCGCCTCTCTGATCTAAGCCCGGAAGAATTGCAGGCTCTACAGGAATCGATCGTTACCGAATTCGGTACACTATCCGACTCCCTAGGGGATTCCCCAACTCGTGAAGCTGTTGATACTCTTACCCAGCTTGCAGATGCAAATGATGCAATCGTGGAAGAGCAGAACCGTCGTCAGGCAGAAGCCGAAGAACTAGCAGTTGCCGCAGAAGCCGCAATTTCTCGTTTCAATGGCGAGTCCAACGAAGAAGATCCCGCAGAGGAAGATTCCGAAGAAGCTCCCGCTGATGAAGCCGCAGCAAAGCCACCCGTCAAAGAAGAGGAAGAGTCCGAGACTCCTTCTGAAAAGGCTGACGAGGATGAAGGCGCTGAAGAGGCCGCACCAGAGGAAGACGAGGAAGACGAGAAGAAGAAGAAATTCCCGAACTTCTCATCCGATGCAGAGGAAGCTGCTGAGGCCGTCGTAGACGCTCCAGCCGAGTCGGAAGCCTCTATCGAGGAAACACCTGAGGCAGAACTTTCTGCCGAAGAAACACCTGAAGCGGAACTCTCCGCTGAAGAAGCCCCAGAGGCGGAACTCTCCGCTGAAGAAACTACCGAAGTTACTTCGGAACCCACCATTGAAAACGCAGAGAGCGTAACAGAACTCTCTGTCGAAGAAATCCAAACAGAAAGTTCGGAGGAACCTGTGACTGCCTCTAACACTCCAGAATTCGAAGCTCCTGCTGATCAGCAGGCTACTCTCAAGCCAGTAGTTGCTTCCGTCCGCATTACCGCTGGCTCTGACCTCAAGGGTATCACAGCCGGTACAGAATTCTCAAGCATGGCCGAGGTTTCTCAGGCTCTGCTTACCCGCAAGCACGGCATGGGCCGCACAACAGGTGGAGACGGTGAGCAGGCTCTCGTAGCTTCCATCCAGACCACTTTCCCATCCGAGCGTCTGCTCAACAGCAACGACGTTGAAGGCAACCGCGCCAAGATCAACGCTGTTGTTGCTCCAGAAGCCATCGTCGCTGCTGGTGGTCTTACCGCTCCGGTTGAGACCTCTTGGGACATCTTCGAACTAGGTGAGACCGATGTTCGCCCTGTCAAGAACGCTCTCGCCGTATTCGGTGCAGACCGTGGCGGTCTCCGCTTCCTCACCCCACCGGTCCTCGCTGACCTGAACGGTGCTGTTGCTCTGTGGACCATGCAGGATGACATCGACGCCGCTTCTGAGGAAGGCCCGAACCCTGTCAAGCCATGCATCCGAGTTGCAGCAGGTCAGGAAGTCACCGTCTACACCGACGCTATCACTCTCTGCCTCGTCTTCGGTAACCTCGGAGCACGTGCTTACCCAGAGCTAGTTCAGCGCCACACCGAGCTTGGAATGATCGAGCACGCTCGTTACGCCGAGACTCGTCTTCTTACCCGTATCGGTGCACTCTCCACTCCGGTTACTGCCGCTGCTGAGCTTGGTGCCGCTCGCGACATCTTCGTACAGCTTGAGCAGGCAGCTTCTGCTTACCGCTCACGCTACCGTCTTGACCCGAAGGCTCCGCTCCGCGTACTCTTCCCTGAGTGGTTCAAGAACGCTCTTCGCGCTGACCTTACCAAGCAGCTTCCGGGTGATGGACGCGATGGTACCTTCAACCTTGCAGAGGCCGAGATCAACCGTTGGTTCGCTACACGCAACATCAACGTTTCTTGGTTCCTTGACGGCGAGGCCGGACAGGTATTCGGTGCACAGACCGCTGGCGCACTTCTCAAGTTCCCATCCACCGTTATCTGGTACCTCTTCTCCGAGGGCACATTCGTATTCCTCGATGGCGGTACTCTGGACCTCGGACTCGTCCGTGACTCCACTCTTAACGGAACCAACGATTACAAGATCTTCCTCGAAACCTTCGAGGGCGTAGCAAAGGTCGGCGTTGAGTCTCTCCGCGTTACCTCCAACCTTGCAATCAAGGGTTCCACCTCTGCAACAACTGTAGTTGCAGGCTAGTAAAAAGTCAATAAGTAATAGCTGGACCCAGAATTAACCGTTAGGAAACAAATCAAATGGTACGTAGTAACACTGACCTTCTCGCCACAGCGGGACTTGAGGTGTCTCCTTTCGGTATTCTGGGTCCAGCTACCACTGTGTTCAATGAGAACAGTGACTACTGGACATCAGGACTGACTTACGCGGTCAATGATGCAGGCGTTGTCGTAGAGAACTCCATCATCTTTGGTGGACCTTCAGACTCCGTCGAGGTAGTTGACAACTCCAACAATCCAGAGAACTTCAAGACCTACTTCCCATTCGATGTCAAGGCTTCCATTCAGGTTTCGACCTTTGGAAACACTCCGGCCTCCGTTCAGGAGAACGCAGAGAACGCCCTTGCCATCGTTGAGCAGAAGGCGATTGAAGCTGAATTCTGGAACGGCGACCTTGCCAAGCTTCTCACCTCTGACCATGATAACAGATACCTTGCCAGCACCGCAACTATCGACCTGACCCCGACTCCCGGAACAGCCGTGAAGCCGCGCTACGGTCAGGCAGTACTTGAAGGTGCCCTTGGGGATGCTCCAGTAGGAGCAGAAGGTGTTATCCACGCTCCACGCTCCGTGGCAAGCGTTCTCAAGATTGAGAAGGATGGCGGCGCTCTGCGTACCAATCTTGGTACCAAAGTTGTTGCCGGTGCCGGATATTCCCGCAGGGGACCGGACGGCACGATTGCATCTGCCGGAAAGTACTGGATGTACGCAACTGGACCGGTAACGGTTCGTCGCGGACCTCTTCACATCATTCCGGAGAAGATCAATCAGGCTGTCGATGTTCGAGTCAACACTATCAAGTATTTTGTTGACCGTCCAGTCGCAGTCACGTGGTCTACCACACACTCATACGCAGTACTTATCGATCTTTCACTAGATTACGCTTAATAAGGAGATATAACCCATGGCACACGATAACGCTTCCGCAGTAGCGGGGCTTGCCATTAGACTAACAAAGCTTAACGCTGACGGTAGCATCATGACCGGTCCTTCCGCGTCATACGTCACGAAGAAGTTTGTTTCTCTTGGCTTCACCCCCGAGTACGAGACCGGAGACGAGTTCACAACAAAGGCCGCTGACGGCTCTGTATGTGTCTCTTGGAAGGCACCAGACACCCTCAAGCGCGTCACCCTTTCCATCGCCCTCTGTGATCCAGACCCTGAGTTCTCTCAGATGATCGCCGGTGGTACCCTTCTTACAGCCAACGGCGTGTCCGTTGGTTACAAGGCACCTCTCGTCGGAATCGACGCCACACCTAACGGTGTAGGTATCGAGGTTTGGTCCATCGCTAACGTTGGTGGCCGTCAGGCTGCTACAAACCCATACTGGCACTGGATCTTCCCGTACACCCAGATGCACTCTGCTGGCGAACGCGCCATCCAGAACGACCTTCTTGCTACAAGCTTTGAAGGTTGGGGCGTCGGTAACCCGAACTGGAAGACACCTGCTGCTCCGGTTTGGCCTGTGAACTACGGAACGGATGCACCTGTTGCATACGCCCGTACCGCCACCATTCCGGTTGGAACTGGCTACCAGACAGCTACCTAAGCTGTAACCACATAAGCTGGCTGGTCTCTTCGGAGGCCAGCCAGTTTTGTTTATGTGGTATAATGGAGCTAAACGATAATTGGAGTTTGTATGACTGGTCTTTGGATTAGTGCCTCTGACACTATTGCCCCGACTGGGCCGTACACAGAGAGCGCCGTTGCTACCGCTAGCTTTATCCTTTTCAAGCTGTCCGGAGAGAAATATACCGGAACGTTCATATCTACTGAAGCGTATAACAGCGCTAACTACGCCGCCACAACCTCCACGGCAACCGTCATCGGCGGACAGGTCTATAATATACCTGCCGGAAGCGAAGGATTCAGGAATCTCCATCTTCGTCATAAGCCCATTATCTCCGTTCTGTCCGTAGAACATCTTGGACGAGTTCTTGATCCGAGTGAGTACACTCTCAGGAACAACGCATATCTTGTCAGGGAAAACAGTCTACCTTGGGTACTGGACCCTGTCAATGACCTGACCGTAACCTACCGACACGGAACACCCCCTCCCGCAGCAGGACGACGCGCAGCGTTGCGTTTGGCAAACGAATTTATCCTTGCTGACATGGGTTCCGGTGCATGTGCATTGCCAGAGAGAATCACCTCTGTCGCCCGACAGGGGGTCTCCTACACCATAATGGACCCTCAAGAGTTTATTTCCAACGGCAAGGTTGGAATCTACGAAGTAGATCTCTTCCTTGCAGCAGTAAATCCGAACAAGGCTAAAAAGAAGCCTAAAATTTTCTCGGTCGATAGACCGAGAGGAGAGAGAATATCATGAGTGATACAGATCCATACGCAGCACCATCCAGCGCACCAGATGTAATCGATGCATCTGCCCCAGTAGCTTCCACAAGCGGCGAAGTAGAACCAGAGGTTGTTGCTCCTGCCGTTGAGGACGCTCCCGAGGTTCCTGAAGGCTCCATCAAGACTGTCCTTGCATGGGTAGGCGACGACAAGACCAAGGCTCAGGCCGCTCTTGACGCCGAGCAGGAGGGCCAGCAGCGCTCCACGCTCATCAAGGAGCTTGAGGACATCCTCGCCTAAATAACTCTATACTAAAGGACGTATGATGATTGATCCAGAAGAGTTTGTTGAAACAGCAAGACACATTCTGGCTACAATCGAAACTGCCTTTGCCGAACACGGGGTAGCGCTTCCAGAGAGGCGCTACCTCAGTGTTGGCGGTCAAGGATCAACAGTACACGATTGTGAGCAAGTAACAGTAACCTTTGAACAGGGTTACTCCGGCAAGCCCGGAAATCAGGCCCAAGAGCCTGTAAAATGTAACGAAGGCCGCACAGCCGTCTTCGTCGTGGAGGTAGTCAGGGCAGTTCCCGTTGTGAACACCACTGATGCCACACCTCAGACTACCGTACCCTCACGCTACGGTCAAGTCGTATCCGGAGTTGACACCATCGATCCCGCAAAACTCACTGAAGTTGCCGAAAGGCAGATGAGAGACGCTGTTATCCTCCTCGATGCAGGAATCCGAGCAGGTCAGACGACTATGCAGGGCGCAATCAGTGACGTTTCAGCCGGTGCACCCTCTGGAGGCCTTCAGGCTATGATCCTCTCTATCACCACCTCTGCACAGACGTTCTAATGCATTACGTGCTGGACAGGGCCGCATATGACCACATGGTCAACCATCCGGACGGTGAAACAGGCCAATACCTCCGCAGAAAATCCCGAGAGCTTGCAGCATACGCAAGAAGACAGGTCGGAGTTGACACCGGAGCACTCAAAGCGTCCATCAACTACCGAGTAGTCCGTGACGGTCGAGGACTGGTGGCATTTGTAGGCTCTGACAACCGTGTCGCCTTCATGCACCACCAAGGAACCCGCCCACACATCATCATGCCGCGTACCGCTAAAACACTTCGTTTTTATTCTCATGGTAGAATAGTATATGCGCAAGTTGTGCGCCATCCGGGAACAAAACCCAACAAATATCTGACGGATAACCTCCGTCGAGTCATCTGACGAAACACGAAATAACGACATTAGGAAACACACATGGCATCTCGCAAGATCAAGTCCTTCGCCACTCCTTCCACCAAGGAAGAGGCTCCAGTAGAGCCAATCGTATTCGAACTCGCAGGAACCGAGATCGAAGCTTACGGCGAAGTTTCTGGCGCAGTACTTCTAGACTTCATTGCTAACTCCAGCGGCGACAACTCCGGCGACACCGCCAAGGCCATCCTCGCCTATCTCAAGGACTCCATGGATACGGAGAACTTCACTAAGTTTGATTCTATCATTCGCGATCCCAAAAAGCTAATCAAGATTGAGACGCTGTCTGAGATCGTTGCCCACCTCGTGGAGGAGCGCGCCTCGCGCCCTACGGCAGCGTCCTAGGAATAGGACGCCAGTTCATCAAATGGTGGCCGTATATTGACGGCCACCACCTCCGTAAGGGGATCGATCTGCACGAGATGTTCAACAATCTCGATGAGTACAGGTCGTTCAATATGATAGATGACATACTTGTTGAAGAAGCACTTAAAAACGCTGAGACAGACGATGCCCTTCTGAAAGTAAGAACAACACTTGACAAAGAATACGTCAAGTTCTCGGACGAATCAGACTCGGAAGTCTCACTAGCACCCGAAATCGTAGACTACATTCCCCCTGACTACGAAGGAGTCGTAGACTATATACCGATGGACTACGCCGAACAGTCTGACGAAGGGTACGTCGGACTTGGAATAGCACCAATGCAATAACGTCTGGAGAACGAATTGGCTATAATAGGATCAGCTTATGTCGAGCTTCGCGCCCTAGATACTAATCTACAGCGCGATATCGACAAGGCAATGAAGAAGGTCAAAGAACCTCTCATTACCTTGCAGTCTAATGTCAATCTGACTCCAGTACGTGACAAGATTCGAGTTCTGCGGGAGGAACTTAAGAAGAACCCTCTTAAGTTCTCCGCAGAAGTCGATCTTGAAAAAGCCGAAGAAAAGATCAACAGACTCCGCGAGGCGCAGGCTGCTGAAGTACTCACCATTGAGGCCAACGCCGACGTTGGGGCAGTTGTTGCTTCCCTTGAGACGGTAAAGCAACAGTACCAGAGCATCCACGCAGATGTCAAGGCCGACGCCGACACTGCCCTTGCCGAGACACAGCTACGCCTTCTTGCGCGTAACCGCAACACCCGCATCTCTGCCTTCATCGACCCTAAGACCGAGAAGGCCCTCAAAAACCTCATGTTCACCCTCACGGGTGCGCTTCCGGCTGACAAGATCAAGGCCGCGATTGTTGGACTTGCAGGCAACTTCGAAGGCCTCGCCATTGCCGGAGCCAAGGCTCTTACGGTCATTGGCTCTATCGGCGCTGCCGGTCTCACACTCGGTGCCAACGCCGTCTCAATTGCAGATGATCTCCTAGAGCTTGTCGGAATTACTGCGCTCGCCCCTGCCGTCCTCTCGGCTCTCGGTGCGGGTATCGCAGCGACTACTCTCGGTTGGAAGGGCTTCTCCAAGGCCATGACCGACGAGAAGGAGATGGCTAAGCTTCCTGCAAAGGCACAAGATGCTGCCCGCTCCCTGAAGGGACTCGGAGGTGAGATCCGGAGAGTCACACAGACATCGTACTGGGAGGAGATGGGGACATCAGTACAGCGTCTCCATGACAACTTCTTCCCCATGCTCAAGAAGGGTATGGAAGGTACCGGCAAGGCTGCTGGAAAGTGGGGCAAAGGCCTCGCTGACTCCCTCTGGAACAACGCCGCAAACGGCAACCTTGAGAACATATTCAGAAACATCAACATCGGCCTGACGAACGCCTCCAAGGCGGTCAAGCCATTCACTGATGCCCTGTTTGAACTCGGGGACAAGGGTTCCAACTATCTTAGCAAGATGGGTGACCAACTTGCGGGTCTCGCAACCAAGTTCAACAACTGGGTTCAGAAGTCTTCCCAGAACGGTAACCTTGACAAGTGGATCATGCAGGCTTCGGATAACTTCGAAGACCTTGGCCGTGTAATCGGTGCCACGTGGGAGATCTTTGGCGGATTTAATGAAGCTGCTGCCGCATCTGGAGCAAAGACTCTTGACGACTTCGCTAACGGTATGGAGAAGATTGCCGACAAGGTAAACTCTCCCGAGTTCCAGACAGGACTTGTCACAGTCCTCAAGGGTGCCCGAGCAGGCTCTGACGCACTCGGAGAGGGATTCGGCAAGATTGTAGACGTGGTCGGTAAGGGTGCCGACACTCTAGCACGCTTCCTTGAACTGTCAGGACAGATCGGTGGTGGAATCTTCACCGGTATCGCCGCAATGTTCGATGACACCGGCCTCGGAGATGGTATCATTGTTGCACTGGAAGGTGCCAAAGAGGCTGTAGACATCCTACAGCCAGCTTTCCGTGACTTCGGAGAGATGCTTGGAGACCTCGCAGAGATCGCCGGTACCCTCTTCACCTCCATGGCTCCCGGATTCGTTGCCCTTATGGCAACCCTTCAGGGCTTTGTAGCAGGTATCAAGGACGGCATCATTGCCGCCATGCCTATCTTCAACGAGTTCATCCAGAGCATCATCTCTGTGACCTCAGGCCCGATCATTGCACTCGGTGAAGCACTCGGAAACATCCTTGAGTTCTTCGCTGCACTTCCGGGACCGCTTCAGATCGCTCTGATGTCCCTTGCTGCCGCAGCACTTATCGCTCCTAAGGTCGAAAAGGCCTATGGAATGATGTCCAACGGCGTGCGCGGGCACTTCACCAACATGAAGAATAACGCCCGTGACTGGGGCAACACCATGGCTACCCAGATCTCCGGACTCGACAAGGCGAGCCGCGAGAACATTCCAACCGTGCGTCAGAACTTCTCTGCTCTGAATGGTACCATTAGGGACGGAGTAACCGCAACCGGTAGAGGCATCGGGGATATCGCGAAGACCACCTCTAACGGTGTCAAGCAGTCCTTCTCTCAGGCAGGCTCCGGAATCGCGTCCAGCTTCGTTGCTGCCGGTAAAGCTTCCGCATCTGCCATAACAGGCATGGGCCGCTCAATCAAGTCTGACATCGATGCTACAGTAGCAGCATCCAAGGCTGGATTCAAGCACATCGAGATGGAATCCCGTCCGCTCCGCAACAACACACGCTACCTCCTAGAGGACATGGCTGACGGTGCCAAGAAGCACACCGCCATGGCCTCTGAATACGTGCGCCAGCACACAGTCTACACGGAAAAGCGCTTCTCTGACGCCGCAGAATCTGTTAAGGGTGCTGGTAGGGACATCTCTGACGGCTTCAAGGCCGTTGGGCCGAACATTGCTACCCAGCTAAACCCTGCCACCACAGCGGTACGAGGATTCGCGACTGACACCCGTCAGGCCATAGCTGCTGTTGCATCCGACGTTACTTCCAAGTACAATACTGCTAGCAACGCCGTATCAACAGCGTTCGCGAACACGGCGGCACGAGTACGTACCCAGTTCGAACCTATCTCTACTGCTGCAAACAATGTAGCAACCAGAACAAGGGACTCCTTCACACGAGTAGTTCACAGCGTTGCTGATGACTTCCGTGCCGTAGGGTCGAACGTCTCCAGCGCCATGCTACCTGTTGTAGCTGGTGCAGAACGTGCTGCCCAAGGAACCAGAAACGCCTTCCAGACAGCCCGTACGGACATCTCAGACGGCATGCGTGCAGTGGCGCAGAACGTCTCCAGTGCCATGCTTCCGGTAGGAGTTGCCGCTCAGGACGCAGCCAATAGGGTTCGAACCGGTTTCCAGAACATCGGCCAGAACATTGCTAACAACTTTGCTCCGGTCAACACGGCTCTCCGCAACCTCGGAACAACCGCAGCAACCTCCATGCAGAACGCAGGAACCGCTGTAAGGAACTTTACGTCCACTGCCGGTGCCCAGATCTCATCTGGCCTCGGAAGGGCGCTAGGAGGCCTTGGAGCGGCGTTTGGAGGCCCATGGGCCATCGCCATCATGGGTGTCACCACAGCCATCGGACTCATCGGAGCCAAGGCTGAAGAGCAGAAGGGGAAGGTTAGCTCCCTCAAGGACGCCTTCAACGGACAGACTGGTATTACCTCTGCTGTAGAAGAAGTTATTACCTCTCAGCTACGCGCCAAGGACTCCTTCCTGTGGATGGAGTCCGGCTCAGCCGTAACCGCTGCTGAAAATATCGGAGTGAGCCTACGAGACCTAACCCTCGCGGCTGAAGGCGTTCCTGATGCTATGGCTAGAGTCAAGGACAGCGTCAGCGAGGCATTCGCAAACGAAGGCATCATTCAGCAAGGTATCGACGTTGCTAGCCGTGCTTTCGAGGGTACTGTTTTCGGTGCTATTGCAAAGCACTTGGAGTCTGATGCCTCTAAGGTAGCTTCCACGACTGCTGCTATGCGTGATAGGCTTGCTGCTGCTAAGGCAGAAATGCAGACTACAGCCGACCAGATGGGTGTTCCTGTAAACACAGCATCTGGTATCATTTCTGCTATTGACACGCTTACCGACACGGCAAGCACCGCAGAGCAGAAGATGAAGGCAGCTATTGATGTCATCAAGCAGCTAAACGGTGACACATCCTCTGTAGCTGACTCACAGCAAGCTCTAAACGACAAGATCCGTGGTGTTGAGGGTTCTTGGAAGGCAGCGGAAGCCGCTGGAGGCAAGGAGGGAATCCACCTTAAGAATGTCTTTGACCAGACTAACGGCTCCATCAATACCACCTTTGAAGCTGGTTCGAAGATTCGAACCATGTTCAAGGATGTTGCCGACGCTGGTATAGCATCTGCTGCTGCACGAGCAATGGCCGAGGAGAACCCTACCAAGAGGCTTGCAGTCTATCAAGAGGAAATCAAGAAGACCAGAGCAGCGCTTGAAACCAAGATGAGAATGGCTGAAGTCGATCAGTCTACCATCGACAAGGTTCTATCTCAGCTTGACCTTGATGTTGATCCTGTCGCCCTCAAGGCGGTACTTGAATCCGGAGATAAGGACGCCATCATGGCGTTCTTCAAGGGTATTGACGAGAAGCAGCTTAACCCTAAGTCAGTTCCAGTGTCGGTAGATGATCAAGCTACAGCACCTATCGACGCCATTGCAAACAAGGTAACGACCCTTCCAAACGGACAGCCGGTAATTACCCTGTCTGACGGTGTAACCTACCCACTGTCCGGTGTTCAGGAGAAGATCTTCAACACTCAGGGTAAGGAAGTCACGGTTTCCGCCATTGACGGCGTGACCCTGCCTGTCTACCTCATGAACGAGGAGATCCGTACCAACCTACAGGGCAAGACTGTCCCGCTATCCGCCACAGACGGTGTAACTGCTCCGGCAGGGGACGCCAAGACCGCTATGGATGCTGTTAAGGGTAAGGAAGTTCCCCTTAGCGCCAAGGCAGACACTAAGCCGATCTCGACCTTCCAGTCTGTCCTAAACCAGATCAAGGTTCCGCCTTCTCCGACTGTTACGATCAAAGACTCTGCGTCCGCTCAGGTTGCAGCAATTCAGGGCAAGATCAACGCCATGAAGGGCAAAGAGATTGAGATCAGGATCAAGGACTCCGCGTCCTCGGTCATCCAAGCGATTCAGGGTAAGATCACCGGAATGCGTGGAAACAGTCCTATCATCAGGGCCGTGGACAGCGCTAGCCATGTGATCCGCTCCATTCAGGCATCTCTTGACGGAATGCGCGACCGTACCGTTACTGTCACCACTGTACAGCGTACAGTGAGCGGCGGTAAGGCTGCAAACGGTGGTATTATCCGAAGCATGGCTAACATGTTCGGAGGGTCACTTCCGATTGCTCCTGTCAAGGCGTTCGCTAACGGTGGTGTCGAGAAGCACGTAGCCCAGATCTCCGCTGCACAGACTCCTTATAGAGTATGGGCCGAGCCGGAAACAGGTGGTGAAGCTTACATCCCGCTTGCCAAGGCAAAGCGTTCACGTTCTGTCAAGATCCTTGAGGAAGTCGCCCGTATGTTCGGGATGACCCTCCTGAAGACAAAGTCGTTTGCCAACGGTGGTGTCGAGGGCGGTAAGAGCGCTTCGGGCGGATCATCTTCTTCCCTTTCTTCGGGTAGGGTTTCTGCTGCTTTCGTTTCCACTGTAGCACAGGAAATGATGAAGGACAACCGCTCTCTCAACGAGATCGGCCTGAACGTCGTTGATGGTATAATTGGTGGTATCAACTCGAAGCAGGGTAAAGCTGTTGAGAGCATGACCAACATGGCTGGCTCCCTTGAGGATGCCGTCCGTGAACGTCTCGATATACACTCCCCGTCCAAGGCATTCCTTGCCCTCGGTAAGTACATCATCGACGGTCTTACAATTGGTATCAAGTCAACAGCCGGAACGGTACACAAGCAGATCTCCACGCTTGCTAACCGCATCTACGTTGCTGCCAGTGACATCCGCAAGGCTACAGGCAAGTCCATCGGATCATCCATGACTCTGCTGAACCGTCAGAAGACGCTCAGCAAGGAATGGAAGAAGATGAGCGCGGCCAAGTTCTCTGACCAGATCGTAGACTACTACCAGCGCACAGGAAAGACCGGCAACCGCACGCTCGCTGACATTGTCCGCGCACGTGAGGATGTCAACGTCCGTCTGGCTAACGCACAGAAGCGTCTCAAGGATCTTCAGACAGCCCGTGGTGACGTATTCAAGTCGGTCTCCAACCAGATCAACAACGAGTACAAGCTGGGAACCAGCATCGTCGGTCAGGCTAAGCCGTACATCCCGAAGATGAAGTTCTCCGACGTGGTGAACTACACCTCCGGAATGGCTGCACGCCTGAAGGCATTCAACGGCAAGATTGCTGCTCTTCGCAAGAGGGGCATCGCTCCCGGACTGATCCAAGAGGTAGCCATGCTCGGCTCAATCGAAGGAACCTCCGTTGCTGATGCAATGCTACAGGGTACAACCGCTGAGGTCAAGAACCTCAACTCCCAGTACTCCTCGATTGCATCATCTGCAACGGCTATCGGTAACAACACGGCAGACGCCATGTACAAGGTTGGAATCGATGCTCAGGCCGGACTCGTACGTGGTCTCCAGAAGGACAGCGCGTCCCTGACTGCTGCTGCGAACAAGCTGACAAACACCTTGATCGCGCAGGTCAAGAGGAATCTTGGAATTCGCTCTCCTTCCCGCGTCTTTGCTGAGCTTGGACGCTTCACAGGAGCCGGATTCATTCAGGGTCTTGACCAGATGCAGCCGAAGCTCGACAACCGAGTTGACAACTTCATCAACCTCGATCCGCGTCAGGCTTCATCCGTAAGTTCAGCCGGAGTCACTACAACTACATCCACTTCTCCGCTGGCTGACAAGGCTATCACAGTCAACGTCCACCCGACACAGGGTATGGATGAGAGACAGCTTGCAGCCGCTACAGTCCGTGAAATCGGCTGGAGCATCCTCAGCCAGTAACCATACAGGAAAGACATATGATACTCCAGAAAGACATTCTGAACCTCAATATCAGCGGAACAACCTTCCGCTCCAAGCCGTACGCGAACCCACAGTTTGTGTTGGACGAGAACGCACTTGTAGGATATGAGGACGGTGTCAATGTCAAGAGGACAGAGGCAGTCCGTCCCAATCAGTGGGGAGATTTTGCAGAACCGGGACTACTCGGATCTCGAAACCTCACACTGACTGGGACGGCCATTGCCAACTCTGCCAGCCAGCTTCACGAGATGAGAGATGAGTTCGCCTCAATCCTGTCCCATGGCGGGTACGAAGAGATCGCAGTCGAGAACATCAATGGTACCAGATACCTCAATGTATCATTGGGCGGCTCCCCGTCATGGGTGCAGAAGATCGACACCGCTGCTGTCTGGAAGCTGGAACTCTACGCTCCAGATCCTCGCATGTATGGGTTCGAAAAGAGCGTACAGATTACGGACGGGTCTGTCAGCGGAGGAATGAACTTTCCAGTAGGGTATCCTGTGGACTTCGGTGGGCCAATTGTCAGCATGGCTATCTCCATCGACAACAACGGAAACACCACGTCATGGCCGGTGTTCAAGGTCACTGGAAACTACTTCAGTGGCTTCAAGATCACTGACGGACTCAACAAATCCATCGTCTTTGACGGAGTTGTCTCCATGGAGTCACCAGTGTACATCGACACCGGAAGAGGTACAGCCACACAGAACGGTGTGGACAAGTCTTCCATGCTCTCAACAAGGGACTGGTTCGGAATCCCCCCTAACTCATCTATCGCGCCCAGATTCTTCCCGAATCAGGACGCATTTGGCTGGTGTGATATAATGTATAGAGACACTTGGATTTAACGAGGAACGACGAATATGACCACAGGATTTGGTGCAGACCCACTAAAAGACGGTAACGGTGTTGTCACCGTAGGAACAACCGCAGAAGACATCCGTCAGATCACAGGAAGCCTCTACTCTGCTGGACTTATCTCCGGAGGCGTAATTACTACCAGCCCGACCGCCCTGACTTACACCGTCAGTGCTGGAGTGGCTGCATTTCCCATTGTAACGGACACTTCCACACCTTACAAGCCCCAGAACCAGAGAACTGTTCTCGGCCCAATTCCGGCCACCACTCTGACAACCACGGCTCCAACCTCCGGAACGCGTACCGACATCGTCTACGCTAAGCAGCTTACACCAGCAGCCGATGGGGACGCAAATATCGTAGTAGGCATCGCCACCACCCTTCCGGCTCGCGCTGTTGCTCTCGGAACTTATACTGTAACTGCCGGTAACACAAACTCTAACGCGTTCACCAAGACGGGAAGCATCGTCTGGTCCATCCCTTACGGCGCATCTCTGGGTCGTCTGGTCGGCGTTAACTCCTACTTCAACAGCACGTTTGGTATTACCACAGGAAACCCAACCGGACGCTCAACTGTTGCCTCGGGGGCATTCTACCTGCCTACTGACCGTCTTCTTAGTGTGCAGCTTACCGTTGCTGTAAGTGCAAACGGTGCTGTAGGGTTTGACAACTCTAAGTATTGTGAAGCAGGGTACGACGTATTCTGGGACAACAACAAGCTTGTTTCGTGGACCACCATGGGGCTTCATCAGGCGTGGCAGGAAGTCAACTGGGACATCGATGTCAGTTCCAATCCGGGTAGCCACACCATTAGAGTAGAGCACTACCGCGCCGCAGGTCCGGGAACTCCTAGAGGTAGAGGACTGGCAGGTGCACCTTATGCACGCCTCATGGTTACAGACATTGGGCCTATCGCCTAATGTGGACAGCGAACCTATTTCAGGTTACCACAGGAACCATTGGTCCGCAAGTTAACTTCAAAGCACTGACATGGTCCATCAGCCTCAATGAGGTTGAGTCATGCTCCATTGACCTCACCAAGGCCGATCTCCCGTCAATCGACTTGAACTACTGGTTGGCCCCATGGTGGGCAGGAATTGTGGTAATGTATGACGGAATGCCGATCTTTGCCGGTCCCATCATTTCACGCCCCTCAGAGAGCTTCACGGTCTTTAGAGTAGAGTGCAAGGGCATTCGAGCACTCTTTGACCGGAGATATGTTCTCGATGAGCTAGAAAGATGGGACACTGGAGACCTCTCCCGTATGAAGATCAGGTTCCCCATGAAAGACTACGGAACTGTAGCACAGCTTGTCGTCAAGAAGATCATGGCGAAGCCGGGAGGTAACATCCCGATCAACTTCCCACTTCCCGAGAAGTCAGCACCGGATGACGAAGACCACGACACTGTGTGGAGCGGGTACGACCTCGGCAGCATCTCAGCTAACAACGTTCTCACCCAATTGTCAAACATGACAAATGGACCTGATATAATGTTTAGACCACGTCTTATCGACGGCAACAGCCTCGTATGGGACATGTGGCACGGAGACGAATCCCAGCCAACGATTCCGCAGAAGACGTTCCCTGTGTGGGACACCACAGCGGGTCGTGGGGATGTCACAGATCTTGACGTAGTAACCACCGGAACCTACCAGACTAACAGAATGTTTGTCACAGGTGCCGGATCAAACGAACTAACTGTAATGAACGCAGCTATGGATGCCACATCAATAGCTAAAGGATTCCCCCTACTGGAGGGAATGAAAGCCCTCGGAGCAACTGTACAGGATGAAGCAGTAGCTTTCAAGGGGGCACAAGCCGCCCTACTGGCAAACAGTGAACCACTCAAAGAGTTCCAATTGTCGATCAGGGTGGACGGAGAACACAGGCTGGGAACATTCTGGCCCGGAGATCTGGTCGGACTTATAGTCAAGGGCTGGCTCTCACTAAAAGACGGACAACATAGACTACGACTACTGAACATCTCAGGCTCTGCCGATGGAGATGTAAGAATGAGTCTACAGACGGAGAAATAGACGATATGCAGTACAACCGCCTCAACAACCCTAACGCCCTTATCGACCTTATCAAGGCACTCGAAAATCGCGTTACCAAGGTAGAAACAAAGGGCACCGGACCCATCGGTTTCGTGGGTTCTGACGGGGTTGAACTGCATATTGGAGTACAGCCTGACGGTCAAGCTGCCATTGTGCCTTTCGTCGGTGACGTTACTCCTCCCCCCATCGCAACTTCTCCGGACGCCTCTGCCGGTCCCGGTTTCATCACTGTAACATGGGACGGCCTCTTCGTCAACGGCGAAACCATGCCTCTCGACTTCGAACACCTCAACGTTGTCGGTAGTAGGATCGTCAACGGAGTGTCCAACCTCACC